AACAACTTCATCAGCAGTAAATGAATTAGAAGTTACAAATGCAGCAACAGGTAATGGTCCAATTCTTGGATCAAGTGGAGAAACAAATGTTGATCTTAACATCACTCCAAAAGGAACTGGAAGAGTAGTTCTAGGCGCTGGTGCTATTCAAAACTTAACTGAAAAAGCTACAATATCTGCAACAGCAGCAACTGGAACAATTAACTATGATGTTAGCACACAAGCAGTTTTATATTACACATCTGCAGCGACTGGTAACTTTACAGTTAATGTCAGAGGAAATGGTTCAACTACATTAAACAATATTATGGATACAGGTGAATCAGTTACTGTTGCTTTCTTAGTAACATGCACAGGTTCAGCTTATTACAATAACGCTTTTACAATCGATGGAGTTTCAAAAACACCTGAATGGCAAGGCGGAGCAGCACCTTCAGCTGGAAATGCTAACTCTATTGATGTTTACACATACACTATTTTTAAAACTGGCGATGCGGCGTTTACAACGTTAGCAGCTCAAACACAGTTCGCATAATAGGATAGGAGAAGAAAGATGCCAATACTAGGATCAAAAGGAGCCGCAGCAGCAAAAGGCTTTGGTTTTACAAGCGCAGGTAAAGCACCTGTAGCTTTAGACTATTTAGTTTTAGCTGGAGGCGGTGGCGGCGGAAAAGGCGGCGGAGGCGCTGGAGGACATAGAACATCTTTTCCTGGTGGAACTAAAATAGAAGTAGCTGGCGGTAAATCAATTCCTATAACAATTGGTGATGGAGGAGGAACTATTCCAACACCAAATCCAAGTCCCGGACCAGCAGGACAAAATTCAGTATTTGAAACAATTACCTCAGCAGGCGGAGGCGCTGCTGGCGCAACCGGAGGAACACCTAACGCTGGAGGACAAGGCGGCTCAGGAGGCGGCGGAGGCGACGGCCCAGGAGTTCCAGGCGGACAAGGAAATGTACCACCTACAAGTCCAGCACAAGGAACTAACGGTGGTAATGGATCTGGCGGCGGAGGACTTTACTCATCTGCGGGCGGCGGTGGCGGCGGCGCAGGAACAGCGGGTGGAAATGCCCAACAAGTTTATAACGCATCTATCGGTGGAACTGGTGGAAACGGAACAGCAAATTCAATTACAGGAGCATCAGTCACGCGAGGTGGCGGCGGTGGCGGCGGAGGTTGCCCAGCGGGATCAACTGGAGGACAACCAGGGCCAGGAGGCGGAGGCCGAGGTGGATATTCTGGTACGGTTGGAGGCACAGCAGGCGTAGATTCTCAGGGCGGTGGAGGCGGAGCGGCTTACACAGGAAGTACTTTAGCAGGTGGATCTGGAACGGTAATTTTAAGAGCACCATCAACAGCAACTGTTACAGTGTCCCCAGGAACAAACACTATATCTACATCACCAAGCCCAGATGGATCAGCTAAAATCGCTACATTTACTGTAACGGGAACTTTAACGGTTGAGGATTAATAATGGCTAGCTTTGCAGAAATAGATCAAAATAATGTTGTCTTAAGAGTTTTAAAAGCTTGTTCACAAGATATTGAAAATAATGGCGGATCACAATCAGATCAAGCTGCGACACATTTTGAAAATTTAGCGCCCTTATCACCTTTAGGTGTTAAATGGATTGAGACATCTAAAACAGGAGCTTTTAGAGTTAGACACGCTGGTCCAGGAATGATTTATGAACCAAGCAATGATAGATTTGTTGCTCCACAACCTTTTGCTTCATGGACACAAGATAATACTGGTGCTTGGAACGCCCCTGTAGATCATCCTAATACTACTGCAGAAAATGGTAGATTACACTCATACGAGTGGGATGAAGATAACCAAACTTGGAATTTTATTGAATAATATCTAGACAAACTTTATTGTTAGTATATTATTAAAAAGAAAGAAGGTAAGAAATGAATTTAAATTATTCGTATTATTATTTTAAAGGAGCTTTAACTCCAAGATTTTGTAAAGAAATTATAGACTTTGCTAAATCAAAAAAAGAAGTTTTAGGTAGAACGGGTAATATAGAAGATAAAAATTTAAATAAAAAGCAAATTAAAAATATACAAAAAGATAGAGACTCTAATGTTTGCTGGATGGACGATCGTTGGATATATAGAGAAATACTACCCTATGTTAAAGAAGCAAATGAAAATGCAGGTTGGAATTTTCAATGGGATCAATCTGAAAATTGTCAGTTTACAATATACAAAAAAAATCAATATTATGATTGGCATTGTGATAGTTGGGACAAACCATATGAAAAAGGATCATCGAAAGGTAAAATTAGAAAACTATCTGTAACTTGTTCTCTTTCAGATCCAGAAGATTATAAAGGTGGAGAGTTAGAGTTTCATAAATCTACAGTTAAAAAAAATAAAAAAATGATTTGCTCTGAAATAGCAGAAAAAGGTTCTATAGTAGTTTTTCCTAGTTTTGTTTATCACAGAGTTAAACCAGTAACAAAAGGAGTAAGGTATAGTCTAGTTGTTTGGAACTTAGGCAACCCTTTTATCTAATGAAATTAAATTATCACGGCTATTTTACAACTCCAATATATGATGTTTATTTACCTAATTTTGTTAAACCTTTAAACAAAGTTTCTGATAAATATATAAAATTAGCACAAAATAAAAATAAAGTTTTTATTAAGGAAAGAGAAAAAACATTTAAGAAAAAAGTAGGTGATATGAATTTAGTTCACCATTCAGAAAGTTTGCTAGACAAAGCAGAATTTCAAGATTTAAAAAAGATAATTTTCAATACATCTAATACAATATTAAAACAAATGGGATATCATTTTGATATTAAAAATTTAATCTATACTGATATGTGGGTGCAAGAGTTTTCAAGAAGAGGTGTTGGTTGTCATGAAAAACATCTTCATGCTCATTGCCACATTAGTGGTTTTTATTTTCTAAAGTGTAGCGAAAAAACATCTTTTCCATATTTTCAAGATCCAAGACCTGGTAAAAATATGTCTCAATTATTAGAACATAATAAAAACAATATTACTTTTGCAAGTGATCAAGTAAACTATAAACCTAAACCAGGCACTTTATTGTTGTTTCCTTCTTATTTAGAGCACGCTTTTTCTAGCGACTGCGGCGCAGATCCTTTTAGATTTATCCACTTTAACCTAAAGGTGTTTTAATGTTTAAAGAAAATAATAATTTTTTAAATAAAGAACAAAAAAATTATTTACAAAATATATTTGTAAACAAAGATTTTCCTTTTTATTTTTCTAATAAATCTATAGCTACTGATAAAAACAATCGTGCAATTTTAACTCATGTTATTTTAAATAGATTAGAATCTGAGCATCCATCAAAATACATAAACTCAAATTATTATGATTCTATGGTTGATATACTAAATTGTTTTTTAATTTCTATAAAAGAAAAAGCTTATTTTTTTACAAGAATATCCTTAAATCTAACTTTTAATAATGGTTTTGATAAATCAGAAATACATAAGGACCATGATTATGATCATAAACAAATAATTATTTATTTAAATGATTGTGATAAAAAAGCAAAGACAGTAATAAAACAGAAAGGTAAAACTAAAGAAGTAACTCCAGAAAAATATAAAGGTATTTGTTTTGGCCCAGACAAACATTACCATTATTTTCCTAAACAAGGTATGCGAGTAATTTTAGTTGCAACGTATATTTAGATGACAGAAGTTTATTTTAAACACATATTTTCATCTGCTTTTGTATTGTATAAAAACATAGATTTAAATCACGATGAAATTTTTAAAGATTTAAAAAAATTAAAGTATGTGCCCTCTGATTTTTCATCTAAAAGTTATGTTACTAATTCTATAAAGATTTTTGATAAAATGAAAAAAGGTAAACTTTTAAGAAAGACTATTGGGTCTTATGTTGACCAAGCCATAAAAGATTTTTTTCAATTTAAAATAGATCACAGAATTATAAACGTATGGGGAACTAAAACTAAAACTGATGGAGAATCTATGTTTCATAAACATATTCATTTTTGGTTAAGTTTTTGTTATTATCCTCATGGAATGAAAGAAGATGAATTTAAAATAAAATTTAGTAATAGTAATGAATTTGTTTTTGATGTTCCTGTTATACAGTGGAATGAATATAATTCTAGAGAATGGGCAGTGGACATAAGCAAAGGAGACTTATTAATTTTTCCTAGCAACTTAAAACATCAAATATCAAAAAATACTTCTAATAATGATAGGTATTCCATCGCAGGTAATATATTGCCTCATGGTAAAATAGGTATTAAAGACAGTGAAATTTTTTTAGAGGCAAAATGAGTTTTAAAAAAGATAAATATTTAATAGTGAAAAAAACGTTGTCGAGAGAACTATCTGATTTTAATTATAAATATCTTTTGTTAAAGAGACAAGTAGCAGAAACATATATTTCAACTAAATACATTTCTCCTTTCACAACAGACTTTGGTTATTTTAACGACCCTCAAGTGATGAATACATATTCAACTTATGGTGACATTGCTATGGAAACATTACTAGTTAAACTATTACACCTAACTGAATTAGCTACAAAATTAACTTTACAACCTAATTACGCTTATGCACGTATATATAAAAATGGAGACATTTTAAAAAGACACACAGATAGATTTAGTTGTGAAATATCAACTACATTAAATTTAGGTGGAGATCCCTGGCCTATATTTCTACACAATGGAAAAAAAGATTTTAAAGTTAATTTAAAACCTGGTGACATGTTGATTTATCAAGGAGTAGATTTAGAACACTGGAGAGAGCCTTTTCAAGGAGATAATTGTGCACAAGTTTTTTTACATTACAACAATGTAAAAACAGAAAACTCTAAAGAAAATTTATTTGATACAAGACCACATTTAGGTTTATCTAGTGATTTTAAAAATAAGAATTCTTAATAATGAAAAATTTAGTTTTTTATACAACTATAAGAGGCGTGGAAAAAATACATCCTATTATTCCTGTAAGGCAACACACCCATGAATGGTTAAAAAAATCTAAAAGCACATTTACTAAAGAGTCTCACGTTTTAAAATGTCCAGGCATTAAAGACTCAATGATGCAAGGTTGGCTTATAAAATTATGGCAAGACATAAGATTACGTATTGAAGAAGATGGATCATACACTTGGGATAGTCCCTCTGACATGGCCAAGCTATCAAATAATTTAAATGAATCACAGTTTGCTTTTCATAACGAAAAAATGTTTTTTGATCACACAGAGCGTTGGCCCGAAGATACATTTAAAAAAGTTGTTAAAATTAATATACCGTACGTTGTTGAGGTTCCAAAAGGATATTGGTTATATCAAGTTCATCCCTTTTACTTAGACGAAAATAGATTTACTTCGTTACCTGGATGCTACAACCCAGATTTAGGAATGGCTAGATTACAAGTGCCAATGCTAGTTCACATAACCAAAGGTGAATTAAAATTACCTGCGGGTACAATTATAGCTCAAATTTTTTTAGTTAAAAAAGAAGATTACACACATTCGTTTTTACATCTAGAAGATGATAAAAAAGCCTTTAATTTTTTTAAAAGTTCTGTATTATCATTGAGACACAATTTTGTTAGAAATTATAATAAGATAAAGGAGATATTTAAAAATGAGCTATAGTTATGAAAAACGAATAAAACAACTAGAAGAAAATCTAGAAATGGAAAAACAGGTAAAAGCATCAGAAGTTGAATTTAATGCTGATTTAAAAAAAGAAATTGAAAAACGTGATCTCCATATAGAAACTTTAGTAAAAATAAATGAACAATATTCAGATAAAATAGCTAGACTAAGACTGATTTTAAAAAAATGGGTAAATGAAATTTAATGGCTTCAAGACCTTTATTTTGGGTATGGAACGATGTTCTAACATTAAAAGAAATAAAAAAAATTAATAAATTTATCATGTCTAATCATGAAGGTGTTGAACCCGATAGTATGAAAGCTAAAACTAAAGATATGATAATTAAAAAAAATACTAGCACATATATTATTGCTTATGATAAAATAAAAAAATTAATCTCTCACTTAGTTAGTAAATGTTATGCAGTTAATAATCATCACTTTGGTTATAAGCTATGGCCTTACGATACCTATAATTGTCATTATAACGTTTATAAATCTTCAGAGAAAGGTCACTATGACTGGCACACTGATTGCAATGGAGATTCTTATAGTGATATAAAATTAACTCTATTAATAAATTTATCAGAAAAATCATTTGAAGGTGGTGATTTTTATTTGCAAGAAACTAATGAAACATTAGTTCAAGATTTTAAAAATTTAGGCTCTATGATATTATTTCAATCTCCAATAAGGCACATGGTTACACCAGTTGTTCAAGGTGAAAGAAAAAACTTAGCCTTATTTTTAACAGGGCCAAATTTTGTATGATTGATTATAATTTTTATTATTCTGGACCTTTGTTATTTCAAACAACTGTTAAAAAAGAAGATTTAAAAAAAGTAAAAGCTATATGTAAAAAAGAAATTTCTCATAGAGAACGATTAGCTGGACTTATACAAGAAGAGTTTACTATTAACGAATTTAAGTTTGCAGAAATTATGCAAGAGTATTTAGTTTCTTTTAATGAAGCTCAAAAAAATTGGTATCAAAACCCTGACATAATTTTAAAGCCTCAGGCTGCTTGGGTAAATTTTATGAAGAAAGGAGAATGTAATCCTATTCATACACACTCTAATTGTGATTTTTCATGTGTGTTATTTTTAGAGGTTCCTAAAGGTTTAAAAAAAGAAAGAGAAAAAACAATATCTACGGGTAGTAAGCCAGGTGATTTAGTATTTACCTTTGGTGCTGCAGCTCCTCTTTATATATGTGAAAAATTTTTCTATCCTAACGTAGGTGATTTTTTTATTTTTCCTTGGAGCTTAAAACATTCTGTAAATAGTTTTCAATCTAAGGGAGTAAGAACAAGTGTATCTTGTAATTTTTGTACAATGAATGATAGTTGAAAGATTTGCTAAATATTTAACTAGTATAGAATATCCTAAAGAAAAATTGTCTTGGAACATTGCAGGTATAATAAAAGGCAAAAATGCTTTTTATAGATTTGATGTTAGAAACATGTTTAAAATGCCTGATGGCACATCAGCGCAAAAAGGTCGATTAGACTCAAAAGCTCAAAAAATGGTTATTGAAGGTAGTAAAGATTGGCTTATTATTGATTTAGAAGAACTTCACAAATATATACGTATAAAAAATAAAACTAAAGTGTATGTAAATGATTTGATCTCGGATCTAGAATGGACTATATTTCTGCCTAAAAACTAGTATAGTAGTATAATGTTACAAAAACTAAACTTTTTACCTGGATTCAATAAACAATTAACACCCACACAAGCTGAAGGCCAATGGGTTGATGGTGATAATGTTAGATTTAGATATAACACACCTGAAAAAATAGGTGGATGGCAACAACTAGGACCTGGTAAACTAACAGGTTCTGCAAGAGCTATGCATCATATTGTCAATAGGTCAGGAATTAAATTTTCAATTATTGGAACTAATAGAATATTGTACGCTTACTCAGGCGGTGTATTTTACGACATACATCCTATTAAATCTACAACAACACTTACAAACGCATTTAGTACAACAAATGGTTCAGCCATAGTAACTATAACCTTTTCTACTGGTCATGGTCTTGCACCTGGAGATATAGTTTTACTAGATAATTTTACAGCAATTACTGGATCAAATTATAGTGCTTCTGATTTTGATGATAAAAAATTTATGGTTTCTAGCACACCTACTAATACAACGATAACCATTACAATGCCTTCAAATGAATCTGGATCGGGCGCTACAACGTCTGGAGGTATTAGAGTTCAAATTTATTATCCCGTAGGACCAGCAGAACAATTACCTGGATTTGGTTATGGACTTGGATCTTGGGGAGGTGAAGCAGCTAACCCCTTAACGACAACTTTAAATGGTGCAATAAATGCTTCTACAACAACTATAGTTTTAACAAGCGTTGTTAACTTTCCGTCGACAGGTACAAATTTTATTAGAATAGGAACAGAAGATATTTCTTATACTGGAATTTCAAGCAATACACTAACAGGCGTGACGCGAGGAGCAAGAAGTACAACAGCTGCATCTCATTCAAATGGAGCAACAATTACCAACATTTCTGATTTTGTTGCATGGGGTGAAGCAGCATCAGGAGATTTAGTAATTGATCCTGGTATGTGGTCTATTGATAACTTTGGAGATAAAATTATTGCACTTATACATAATGCACAAGTTTTTGAATGGGACTCAAATTTATCAAATGCTACATCAACAAGAGCAACAATTATATCTGGAGCACCTACGGCATCTAGAGATATGTTAGTATCTACACCGGATAGACACTTAGTATTTTATGGAACAGAAACAACAATTGGAGATCAAACAACACAAGACGATATGTTTATCAGATTTTCTGACCAAGAAAATATTAATGTATACACGCCTACAGCAACTAACACTGCTGGTACACAGAGACTTGCAGATGGATCTAGAATTATAGGAGCTGTTAGAGGTAGAGATGCAATTTATGTTTGGACAGACACATCATTATTTACAATGCGTTTTATTGGTCCACCTTTTACATTTGGTTTTGCACAAGTAGGTACAAACTGTGGATTGATTGGTATGAATGCAGCATTAGAGGTAGATGGCGCTGCGTATTGGTTATCAGAAAATGGTTTTTTTAGATACTCTGGTAATCTAGAAACAATGACATGTTTGGTAGAAGATTTTGTATTTGATGATATTAACACAACAGCTAATCAACTTGTAAATGCTGGTTTAAATAATTTGTTTGGCGAAATTACTTGGTTTTATTGTTCATCAGGATCTACAATTGTAGATAGATCTGTAACTTATAACTATGCAGAATCATCTCCACAAAGACCAATATGGACAACAGGATCTTTAGCTAGAACAACTTGGCAAGACTCTTCTGTATTTGGTAAACCACATGCTACAGAATATGACGCTGACTCAAATACATCTTATGATGTTGTTGGCAACACAGATGGTTGCACTATATATTATGAACACGAAACAGGAACTGATCAAGTAACCTCTTCAGCAACTACAACTATAGCTGCAAATATAGAATCTGGAGATTTTGATATTACTAGAGGCCAGGGTGGAGGAGCTGATTTTAGAGGAGATGGAGAATTTATTATGAAGATAAGAAGATTTATACCAGACTTTTTATCTCAAACAGGGAACACACAAGTAACATTACAATTAAGAGAC